GTGTGCGTTCAATTGCGTGTATGTTATTTATCTTATCAAGATATGGTTTCGCGTGATGAAACATAAACTTTGTTAGGGGTTGATAATCATCCCAGTTCAATTCTTTATTTTCAAGATAGTCCTGACAAACTTGGTGAAAATCAGTTCCTCTTGCAGTTGCTCTTTTGGTAATACGATTTGCTTCTTCTAACCCAACACGCTCACGCCATTTGGCAAAGATCTGGCGATTATAAAAAGAAGTCACAGATGTAATAGATGGCACCCAGGCTCCATTTGGAAGATTATAGAGACGGATACCATTTTGTTCTTTCTTTTCTAATTCAAGTTCACCTAAGTAATTATGATGAATAAAACTCATATATTTAATTCCATTTTTGCAATAATATATTCCCTAACCAATCCAGAACGAACAATATCTTCAGGACCAAATTCAATAATATTAAATGATGGCATGATACGAAGAATTCTCATAAAATCAATAATGCCATTCTTTTCATTTGTTTTTACTAAGTCTGATTGAGTAGCATCCCCACAGAACATAATCTTAGAATTTTCACCTACACGAGTGATAATAGAATCAAGTTCGTGGAAATTTAAATTTTGAAATTCATCGACAAGAATAATTGCATTATCCAGAGTAGTTCCGCGAATAAAAGAAGTGCTCCAAAAACTAATCGTTCCTTGAGTTTTGAGGTTTCCATAGAGCATTTCAAAGGAAGCGTCGTCTGGCATCTCAAACATATACTTCACCATATTCTTATAAGGAATTTGATAAAGCGAAGATTTATCTTCATGATCTCCAGGAAGAAATCCAATTTCTCTTGTTGCTACCAGAGAACGAACAATATAAATCTTCTCGTATGGAGATCTTTCGTCAAGAACATCTTTAAGCGCATTATAGAGTGCAATGAAAGTTTTACCTGTTCCTGCACAACCATATGCAACTATATTTTGATCTTGCTTATAGTCTTTGAAAAATTCTTCTTGATTATCAGTAAGAGGTTCAATATTTTTAAAGACATCAAGATTGATTGGTTTCTTTCTCTTCATTTGTCTGTTGCTCATTCCAAAAGGAACAGGATTCTTAGGAGTGTTTTTTCTTGCTGGCATATTCAATCAAATTGGTTTAACTGTAGAACCTGGCATTTTTGAAGCTCTATGAAGAACATCATTCCATCCAGGATGAGATTTTTTCAGTCTATCATAAACTTCTCCGACTTCCCCAGAACTAGGACAGGTGGATGGATCACTCCAGTCCCTATCCCAATCTGGGTTGTCTTTCTTCCACTGATCCCAGTCGTGAACGCTCATCGTCACTTCTTTCTGTTCACCAGTAGATTTATTAATAATGGGATACGTCGCCATAAGTTACATAAATGTGTAAGAATATTTATAGTTGTTGTCCAAGGTAAAGAGAATCTAACTTTCTGATTGTACAGTCTTTTGTTAAATCCCACCACAAATATTTTGCTGCCCCCATTGATGTTCCACCATCATGAGAAATTGGATCAACATAAAAATTAATTTCAGGAAACTCCTTTAAATATTGATAATTATTAACACAATTCAAAAAATATCCCCCAGAGAGAACAATATTTGTCGTATTACATATTTCTAGAGTTTTTCTTATCAAATGCATGGTGTGTTTTTTTGTTTGTTCTTGGAGGGTTTTCAAAATATCATACTGTTCTTGTGGCTGAAGACTTGAAATTCTTTTTAATAAAGGAAAAATCAAATTGTTATTTGTTATTTCTATGTCATCAAGATTAAAAAACCAATCACCATAAGCATCAGTATTTGAACCGTAGGAAGATAGTCCCATTATTTTTCCAGCACCAAATCCACCATCATATCCCATATGATATGAAAAACTATTAAACAAACCACCACAACCAATAGAATCAGAAAAAATTAATTCATAATCATCTATTTTTTTAATTTCAAAATCTTCATAAAATCCATGACCCAATCTAGAGTAATGTTTGAATTTTTTTTCTATACCTTTTTGATAGTCAAAAGAATATATTGATTCTATTTCTCTAAATCTCTTTGATTCGTGCTCAAAAGAAGCTCCAGAACCATCCAAAATTAAACATCCACATTTTTCAAATCCAGAACAAAATGCAGAATTAGATGCATGATAGAAATGATGTTCGTGTTTATTGTAATAAACTTTATTCCATTTTATCCCTTCAGATTCTAATGAATTTAGTACAACAGAAATAATATCAAGATTATACGGATCGTCATCATATCCAACAAAAATTATATTCTCAATAAAATCGGTATGCTTTTTTACAATAGGTGCTTGATAGTATATAAAAGGATTTGGTATACGATGTCCTATACAATTATGTTTTATCTTTGATAATCTTTCATCTTCTTGGTAAAAAACAATATCGCCATCTTGAAGAAGACAACTTGAAGAATCGTGAGAAATAGATACTCCTAAGGTATACATCAGATATTCTCCACAATTAAAAGTTCCATAGTCTCTGGTAAAAACAGATATTCAATCTCAGATCTTTTTAAAGTATCAATTGCATCATCTAGAGTTTCAACTAAAGTTTCTCCACCCAAATTAAATGAAGTATTGAAAAGAATAGGCACTGAAGTCTTTTCGTAAAATGTCTTTATAAGATTATAATAATGATAATTTTGTTTTTCAGATACAGTTTGTATACGACAAGTATTATCTACATGAATAATTCCAGGTATTAATTTTTTTTTATCTGGAAGAACTTCAACAGCATAAGACATAAATGGACTTTCATCAAGTCCTGCCATATCAAACCATTCGTGTACATATTCAAGAAGAATAGTTCCAGCAAAAGGTCTGAACCACTCTCTTTTTTTAACTCTGTTTACATGCTCTTTTGCTTCGGAATCACGAGCATCATATAAAATAGATCTGTTTCCCAATGCTCTTGGTCCAGATTCACATCTTCCTTGAAATATAGTGACTATATTTTTTTTAATTAACAAATCACATATATCCGAATAACTAATATTTTGAATTTTATTCATAAAACTTTAATTATTCAATTGTAATAGATGGCGCATCCAAGCATTCGGAACATCCTTCACGAGTCCATCCAAGTGCTTCAGACACAGCAGGAAATTGGCAAGTAAAGATACAACGTACCAATTCAGCAATCTCCATATGTTCTTTCTGTGTTCCGTGTGCTGAGCGAAGATCGATATAATGTATCCATGACCTCACAGAACCTGTCATATAAAGGCGTGTGGGCGTTGCTAAGGGCAATACGAACCTTGCACACTCTTTTGCTACTCCGTGCTCTAAAAGACGATTGTAGACGTTCTGAGAGTGTTGAAACAAAAGGCGAATATCTTCAAGTAAAACCAACTTCAAATAATCAGGAATATCATCGATGCTGTTTTGTCGATTCTTAGTATCCTGCCTACGGAGTTCAGGAAGAGGAATAGTTTTACTTAAAAGATTCGTGTCAGCATATCGTTGTGAAAATTCTTGATATGTGAAGGATCTGTGCCTAAGTATCTGCGCGGCAATACCTCTGGTTGTATTAATCTCCACAGTCATTGAAGCCTGTTCGAAGATGCTCCAATGCTGGTGCTGAATACAATACTTAAGAAGTCCAGAAAACTTTTCGTTTTCTTGATTAGCAGGATTACTTACCCGAGCACAATATGCCATATGCTTTTCTGCATCGGGAGTAACACTAATGAGTTTGACTTCTGGTTTCATAAACTCAAAATCAGTCGGGATATCCATCTTCATCGCCGTCATAAAATACTTCGTCGTAATCGGTTAGGTAAGGTGCAATTTCTTCATATCTTGCTTTATATGCATCGACATCAGAGTAAACTTCTGATTTAAGACACTCTACAAGAGACTCAAGATTTTTTACAATCAGTTTGAGTTTTTCTTTATCCATTTTGTTGATACTAACTACTCAATTATAGACAAAAAAAAGAGGGGAGTCAAGTCTCCTCTCTTCTATCAAACAACTGTATTTGTAATTCGTGAATACTGTGTATTCCGAATAATTGAAGCATTCATAACCCTCAAAAAGGGTGCATTACAAATATCATCAATGTCCTGTTCAGTTAATTTACCCCAACGGGCATCTGCAACAAGAACTTTAATTGCATTAGATAATGTTTTCATTTTTTTGCTCCGACTAGTTGTGCAAGTTGAGCTTTCTTGCGTCTCTCTTCTTTTTGTTTTTGTTCTTTAATCAGTTGTAGAAAGTTGAGTTTTTCCATTCGGTTTGCTCCTTTACTTGTTTAAGGTATTGGTGCGTTCCTTCCCTGATTGGTACTTCCGTTCGTTATTTGCAAATAACGAATGAACGTTGGTTTATATAGGTAAGTTATTTTGTAACATTTTATACAAAAAATAAAAATAAATTATATATTATGTTTTGATATGTCCTTCTTTTAACATTTTTATTATTTTTTTATGATCCACCCAAAAAATGTCTTTCCCATCATTTTTTAAAACTTCATCTATAGAATCATCTCTTCCTAAATTTTCATACTCATATTTTATTTTTTCAACATCAAACCAATTCAATCCATGTAAAATTTGAATATAATTAACTGAAGAAAACATACCCCAGGAACAATTAACATCTATATTTAATGGAAGTCTATTTTTCCATATTTCTAAATATTTTTCTAAATTATTAGTCAATTTAAGATTATGTTTTACTTCTTTCCAGAAAGGAGTATCTTCTTTTTTTACCAAATAATGTGCTTGCACATAATCAACAATATTGTCAAATATATTGTTAACTTTTTCATTACACGTTTCACTGTCATAAGAAGGCAAATAATTTATAAAACAAAACATTTGTTGAATTACACTTCCAATGGACGTTGCTTCTAGTGGTTCAACAAAACTTTGGGATAATCCTACGGCGTAGCAATTTTTATGCCACGCCTTTTCTAATCTACCAGGATCAAATTTAAATTCTCTTGCAACTTCCAAAGTTTTCCCATATGACTCTTCCATTTCTTGATGGGCTTGATCTTTATTAATAAATTTATCACAATATACATATCCATTTCCCGTTCTAGTTTGTGTTGGAATCATCCAAGACCAACCAGCTTTTCTTGCAGTAGATTTGGTATATAAATTATATTCTTCCATTTCTTCAGTCGCAAATGCAATTGCAGAATTAACAGGGAGATATTCAGAATATGAAATCCATTTAATATTATAAACATCTTCCAAAAGAAGTCTTGAAAATCCAGAACAATCAATAAAAAAGTCTGCAAAATATTCACCCTTTTCAGAAGAAATAGATATAATTTCTTCCGTATTATCATTTAATGATACATTTTTTATATCATCAACAATAATATCAATTTGTCTTTTATTGCATTCATTGTGTAAAAAATTATTCAAAGCAAAAGTATCAAAATGATATTGATTTGACGGAGAATTGTTAATATTATTAAAGTGAGTTAGTGCCAGTTTATTATTTGGAATATTATCTGACAACAATTCCATTGGTAATTTATTATTCGCAATCAAATGAGCAAATACCTTAAAATAACTATCACATCGGAAAGAAAAAGGAAGCCCAATACTATGTACAAAATCATTTTCACTCCAATTCTCAAAGTATACACCTAGTTTAAAAGTGGCATTAGACTCAAGAATAAGAGAAAGTTGTGATATACCAACATATTCACAAAATTTTGCCCAATGTTCTGTTGAACTCTCTCCCACCCCAACAATACCCACATTAGAAGACTCTATAATCTTTATATTTTTTTGAGGAAATTTTGTTTTAAGAATTAGTGCAGATATTAATCCAGCAGTACCTCCACCGAGAACTATAATATCATTAATTATGTTCATACTTAAATAAAATTTTATGTATTTATCTATCTATATAGCTCAAATTATGACTTGATGCCGATAACTGTTGGATAATTATATCGCAGCCAATTTTTGGATTGCAATCTCCGCAGGTATAAACATCTACGGCTGCTTTACCTTCTTCAGGCCAAGTATGAATACTGATATGACTTTCAGATAATAAACAAATTACTGTAACTCCTTGAGGTTCAAACTTTTTTGAAATTGTTTGAATTACAGTTGCTCCACTTGCTACAGCTGCATTTTCTAGTAAATCTACAAGACAACGCTCATCATCCAAAAGAACAAACGAACACCCGTATAAGTTAAGTAAATAATGCTTACCCATTGTCTCTTAAAAGTCCACTAACGATTTTTTCTGTACCATCCATCGTTTTTATAGTGAACAGTGTAGACTTCATATATTTTTTAATTTTTTTATATTTTTTAAGAAGATTTTTTACTTCATTTTTATTGATTGTTACATCAATTTTTTCTTCACTAAATCCTTCACTCATTTTCTTTTTTTCTTTTCAGGACTTTTATACCCCCACAATTTAGGGCTAACTCTTCCATATCCAAAATCAATTTTTTGAACTGAACCATTTCCTAGTTTATCATAATACATATCAAAAATACGAACTCTAGTTCCTCGTACTAAATCAATATATTCTTTGTTATCTTCAAGATACCAAATCAAATAAGCATCATTGGGAAAAGAAGAATCTTTTGCTCTTTCAATATTTGTTTTTTCTAAAAGGATTTCACATCCATAAGTGCTGGCCAGAACAGTTCTTTCTTCTTTTCCATACTCTGCCATACTTGTCTCCTTATCAATAGCAACTGTCATGAGCGCCCACCCCATTGAATATCGGGATATGCCTCTTTAACATTTTCGTGACTTATTTTGTATTTAGTTTGCAGATTTTTGTCTTTTGTAAGAATAATTACTTCTGCTTCTCTAGGGTGAAGTCCCTGAAGAAGATTAATAAACATCATTTCTCTACGGATTGTAGTAAGACTATTATTACCACCTTGGACATAATGATAAAGATTTTGATACTCTCTACGAAGAGAAGTTCTTCCGCGACCACTAAGATCTTGCCCAGTTGCGGATTCTCCTCCTGCAGCCTCTCTCTTTAAATTATCAGATAAAGTACCAGAATAAACTGATTGTTCATCAGCATTTGCATAGGGAACATCACCTTCTGGAAGAAGAGAAACAACAGTTTCATCAAAGTTCCAAATAAAAATACTTTTCAAAGAAGGGTGTTCATATGTCTTTAGAATTTCTACCTTCTTTGCATTACTTCTTTGCTTTGAAGCAAGTTCTAAAATTTCAAATACAAAAGGATTTGTTGGAAGAGTTTCGATTGGTGTTTCAGTCGTTGTCTTCTTCGTCTTCGTCGTAGTCATAATCGTTTTCAAATCTCACAGCTAAAATTTCGTCGGGTATTACATTCCCATTTGAATCAAACATCTCTGGGTGAGTAAACACTGGTTGTGTTTGGTAGAAATGTTCCTTTGCTAACCATCCTACCACACCTCCTACAAAAAAGAACATAATTGAAACTAATGTTCCTATGGTGAGAGTTACTGCTAACATTTTTTTCTCCAGAGAATTTATTTTTTTCTAACATCAAAGTAAAATTCTATAAAAAAATGAAACTCTCTGCGGAAGAGAAAAATCATTTTACCAAACTTCACTTGAAAAGTTTTTGGTTTTTCTGATTTCCTTCTCCTATTGCGTAGTAATAACTCAACGCCCCTATTAATTTGGAGCTCTGATTTATTTAGTTTGTTTTTTGCGTCTTCCTGGTCGTCTATCATGACTATATTTCCAGGCATCTTGTAAGATACCGTACAAGTAGTTTCTTATTTTTCTTGCTTCGGGTTTTGG